TTTCAACAAGGTGACGTGGCCGAGTGGCTGAAGGCAACGGTTTGCTAAAATGCCGACCGCCAATGCCTTCAAGGGCCTCGCTGTAAACCAGCCGAAATCAGCATTCAGGAACATCAACGGCTTAGCTGTCGCGGTGTAAACCGCTAGGCGGCCTGGCGGGCGGCCTCGGCACGCCTGGCCGCGCGGGCGATCGCAGCGTGGGCGACGACGTCGCCGGCGACATAGGCCGCGCGGGTCTGTTCGGAGTTGCCCTTCTTCCAGCCCATGATGCGGTCGACCTCGTCGTCCTCGTACCCTTCGCGGTGCAGCGAGGTGGCATAGGTTCCGCGCAGGTCGTGCCAGCGCTTCCCGGCGATCGACGGCGCCTTCTTCGCGGCCGCAGCCCGGGCGAGGCGCCAGACCTTGTTGACGTTGGACTGGGTCCAGGCCTTGCCGGCGCGCATCAGCACGGGGCGCAGCTGCAGCTCGTCGTCGCTGACGTCGCCGGCGGCCGCCCTGCAGGCGTCCAGTACCCGGCGAAGCGCCGGCGTGATGGGGATATGCACGACCCGCTTCCGCTTAGACGTGCGGCGCACGATGTGGGTGGGTGAGATCGCCGACCAGGTCAGGCGCACCAGGTCGCACTGGCGAAGGCCAGAATAGGCGGCGAGCAGGATGGCCAGCTGCAGGCCGGCGTCGGCCTTGGCGCAGACGGCCTCGAGTTCGGGCGCGGTCCAGACGATGTCCGACCTGTCAGGGTGATAGATCCAAGGCCAGTCGCGCATGGGGTCGGCCGAGGTGAGGCCTTGGTCGCGCGCCCAGGCGAGGAGCTTCGAGAGCGCGCCGGCGACCTGGTCGGCGATCGCCGGCGTCTCGGCATAGCGGTTGCGCCAGGCGAGCAGCACCGCGCGCGCACCGTCCGCCTTGAGCGCCCGGACCGGCATGTCGCCGAGATCCTCTTCGACGGTGGCCAGCGCGCGGCCATAGTCCCGCTGCGTGCGGGCCGATAGGCCCAGCTTGAACTCCGGACTGGTGCGCCACTGCTTGGCGAGCCCAAGGATCGTGTCCTTGGGCGCGGCCTTCCGCGCCTCGTGCAGGGCGAAGTACCTGGCGCCGGCGGCCTCGGCCGCGGCCGCGACCTTCAGGTCCAGGATCCGCGCGTTGGTCGCGCTCTCGGCCAGGATGCATGGGCCGCCGCGCCAGGCGTACCAATACTCGGCCGGCCCGCTGCGGTTGGTCTTGCGGACCCTATGGACGCCGTGCAGAGGCGCCATGGCTCTCGATCCAGTTATGGAGCGCGAGGTCGGGATCATCGCCGCCAGGGGGAGCCGATTCCGCCGATCCGTCGAGCGCGCGGTCAATCTCCGCCTTGTCGTAGTAGGGCTCGCCTCGGCGGAACTGAGGGGTGACGCCGAGCTCGAGCATCGGGTCCAGGCCGTCCAGGTACCTGGCGGCGGTCTGGGCGCGCATGAGGCGTGGCCAGCGGCTCACGGCCGAAGCGCCCGCAGCTTCACGTCGAGGCGAAAGCAGACGTCGCTCTCGGCGTAGGACACGACGGCGAGCAGCAGGCGGCCGTGGGCGCTGACGCGGGCGGGCGCGATCGGATAGACGCCCCTGCTGGCGCGATCGCGCACCAGGGCGGCGATCACTGAGCTCGAGCAGGCAACGGCGATCTCGAAGGGCATCTCCCACTCGCCTTCGTTGGTCGAGGATCTGGCGATGCGCGCGCCGGTCATCAGATGCCGTCCTCAGCGATGACCTTCTCGCGCTCTGCGCGCCAGGCGCGGATGGCCACGCGTGTGAAGTTGCCCAGCCACAACGAGAATTCAGCTTCCGTGGCCAGGACCGCCGACGAATACCCGAGCTGTTCGGCCAGGACCTCGTGCACCTCGTCTAGAGTGACGTCGTGCGGGCGCAAATCGTCGATCGCCCGGCGGATTCGCTTGGCAAGGTCGACTCTCCGGATCGTGGGGTCGAGACCCATCAGCCGCGAGCCTCATCAGTCTCGGTGCCCGGAGCGCGCTTGCGAAGCTGGCGCGCTGCATAGTCGATTTTGGCTGCGGTGAGCACAGCGGTCCGGAGTTCAGGCGCGACGGCGTCATAGGCAGGAAGGGTCTTCCTGGCGCCCCCATTCAGGCGCGGCATGAGCCCACGGGAGATCAGCTCCCAGTTCGCCGGGTCGAGGTTCGTCTTGTCGTTGTCGAGGCACTTCAGGCAGTGCCCGGCGGGGATCGGGCCGTGCGCGCGCTCCCACTCAATCAGATGAACTGCGCGCCAGCGTGCCTGCAGCGGCATGTCGTCATTGATCTTGCGCTCCAAGTAGCCTGATTTGCTGAGGCGTTCGGTGCCGATCGGCTTGTAGACCCTGGCAGCGACGCCGCCTCGGAAGCCCTTCTTGAAGTGCGTCGCGCGAGCATTTGGGTGCCGGCCGCCGACGCCAGGCGCGCATTTCTGGCCCTTGTTGGCGGGCGTCGACCCCCGGGAAAAATGGCCTGTGCGCCCGGTTCGCCAGCCTTTCCGCTTGCGAAGGGCATGCAGATTCTGGGCTGAGACGTTCCCTCGGCCGAAGACCTCACAGAACGCGACGTGATAGTCCGCGATGGGCATCTGCCGATTGGCTTCGAGCCATGCCATTTCGTCCGCCGTGTACGCGATCCGGAGACCCTTCACGGCCGCGAGCCTTCTAGCATCGGCAGATGCTGCCGGAACCGGTCGCCATGCGTCGCCAGCACGGTCACGGCCTTCAGCTGTAGGTCGGCGTTCCGCACGATCTGGTCGGAGACTTGGACGATCGCATCGGCGCGCTGCACCTCCTGGGCGATCTGCTCGGCGCTAAGGCCTTCCTCTGAAAGGCGCTCCAACTGGGCGAAGAGGTGGTCGTTGAGGTCGGAGAGCTTGTTCTTCACGCTGCGATGCCTCTCTGGCCCTTCGCCTCGGCGATGAGCGGGTTGCGGTGTGGGATCCGCAGGCCCTGCCGGCGGAGGTGGGTAAGAGTCGCGGCGGCGGCCTTGGCGCTGCCGCCGCGCTCCTGGGCGATCTGTCCGAAGCTGCAGCCGCACATGTAGAGGCTGAGGATCTCGCGGTTGCGGGGGCTGAGGTTGCGGCCGGTGCCGATCGCCCCGACGACGTCGCGCACCTCGCGCGAAGCCCACTCCGCGATCTCCTCGATGGTGTCCCCGGCCAGGAAGCATTCCCGGGCCCAGGCGATTTCTTCGCTGGTCCAAGGCGCGCCCATTAGTTGAGGCCCCTGAAATGGCCCCAGCCGATCTGGTGCGCGAGCGCGGCCTGGTCGAGAGGCGCGCCGAGACGATCGTGAAGATCCTCAGGCGCGCGCCAGGTGAAGAGGCCTTGCCGCCCTGGCGTCGGGATCGCCTTGCGGATCGGCCGCACATTCTCGATGCGCCAAGCCCAGCGGCCGGGGCCGTAGCTGCCGGCGGCACGATCGGCCCGGGTGAGGCGCCGCTCGACCTCGCGGCCCTCCTGGACGTCGACGAGGTCGGCGACAGCCACCATGGCGCTGAGCGGCAGGCTGTTGGTCCAGTTCGAACCGAGCGCAGCCATGCAAAGCTGATCCGGCGAGCCGGCCAGGTCGAGGACCCGCGCGGCGTGGATGGCGATCGGGCCGCGGTAGTCCGTGGGCTTGAGGAGGGTGAGGTAGGTCTTCACCCCTCGGGCGACGAGCGACGCCCACGGTTGCCAGAGGGAGATCGCCTTCCAGGGCTCGTCCTCGGCGAAGAGATCACGCGCAAACGGATCAGGATTGAACGCGGGCCGAGCCTGGGGTCCCGGCGCAGCGAGACCAACGGCAACGAGCTCGCCGGGACCCCAGGCTCCCATCACGCGCCGACCTTCTGCCGGACCAGGTCCATGCGATCGCGGACCTGGAGCATGTCGATCGGGTCAGCCTGGCGACCGATCTTCATCGCCTCATCGAGGATGTTGACGCTCTCGATCCAGACCTTGTCGTCGAGGGAGAGCCAGAATCGGCGGACCACCTCCACCGCCGCCTCCACCTCCACCGCCGCCTCCACCTCCACCGCCGCCTCCACCTCCACCGCCGCCGCCGCCGCCACCGCCGCCTCCACCGCCACCGCCACCACCGCCACCACCGCCGCCACCGCCACCGCCACCGCCACCGCCACCGCCGCCGCCACCGCCTCCGCCACCGCCGCCGCCACCGGCTTCGGCGGCCAGGACGGATAGTTCGGCCATACGGCGCGCCGATGGCTCGTGGCGCGTTGGTGGGCGAGCGCCGCAAGTTCGCGGGCTTCGCGAACCGTTCGCGCCTGCTCGCAGCCGAGGGCGGCGTCTTCGAGGCCTGCGCGGCGCAGGAAGATCGGAAGCACGCGCCGAATGTTCTGCAGGCGGAGGTAGTCGAAGCGCTCGTTCTCGATGTCCGGCGCGTCGGCCGTGCCGCCGAGCCGCATGACGAAAGGCATCAGGAGCTTGTTGCGCAGGCGGTCGGGCATCGCGTCGTTGATGCGGATCGCGTAGCTGGAGAAGACCCGCGAGAAGCACGGCGGGCAGTCGCTGGCGCTGCCGATCGCCTTGTAGGGGAAGCCCATGGCGACGATCGCGGCCTCGTTGATGCACGTGCCGCCGTCGGGCCCTGGGAAGGTGTGCGAGCCCGCCTTGAGCTCCCAATTCAAGATCTCGTCGAACTTATCCATGTGACCGCTCTCCTCAGGCCGGGTCAGGCTGCGATCCGCGCAGCACGGTTGAGAGCCTGCGAAGGTTCTCGATGGGGTGGGGCCAATCGCGCTCGAGACCGAAGTCATCGCGCGGCATGGTGAAGGTGTAGGAGCCGTCCTCGTTCTTCGTTAGGCCGGCGAAAAGGACGGAGAGGACCGGGCGAAGCCGGCCCATCGCCGCTGAGAGGGCGCGCTCTTCGGCGAGCATGAGCCTGGCGTCGGTGCAGTCGCTCCGCGCGTTCCAGGCGCGCCGCTCGAGCTCGAAGGCCAGCTGCAGGCAGACGTCGTCGGACAAGTGTCCGGCGTCGGGGAGCTTCTTGACCGGCCACGCGTCGATCGCGTCTGCCTGCTTTAGCGCGGTCTCGATGATCGCCATGGGCGCCATGGCCTCATAGGCGATCGAGGCCCAGGCCCGCACAGCCTGCGCGCCGATCTTGTCGCGGCCGCGGATCAGGAAGTAGGGCTCGCCCGGCTCAAGCTGGGTGAAGTGCGCCGCGGCGTTGTAGTCGTCGCGACCAGAATTCGGCTTCTCACTCATGGTCAAGGCAACCACTTCAAGAGAGCGCCGAGCAGCTGGTTGTCTTCCTCGTTGAGCGGGTGACACCGCTCCAGGATCAGCGCCGCGGCTTCGACGAGGGGCAGCACGATGCTGTCGATCTCGTCGACGGGATTGAAGATCGCGCCCTCGGGCATCAGGCCGAGCAGGTTCACGGTCGCGCCGGCGGTGCCGGCGGCGGCGACCGCCAGGAACTCAGGGTCGAAGCGCCTGGCGGTCTCGTTGTGCGGCTCAAGCGACATAGTGGCGCCGCTCATCATCGCCGCCGGTGACGTAGGCCGCGCCGGGCTCCTCGGAATCGAAGGCGTCGGCCATGGCCTCGGCCACCCGCACCAGGTTGGCCCGCGCGATCGGCGGGATCCGCATGAAGGCCTCGGCCAGGTCGCGGCCGCCGGCGGCCGCGCCGAGCTCGTCGACGGGCCCGAGGCTCGCCGTCACCATGTCGTCGTTGTCGGGCGGGAAGAACGCGTGGATCGGCGCGTTGAGGAAGCGGGCGATCCGGGCCAGCTTCGAGGCGCTGACCCGGTTGCTGCCCTTTTCGTACTTCTGGACCTGCTGAAAGGTCAGGTTGATCGCCTCGGCCAGGCGCTCCTGGCTGACGTCGGCGCGCTTGCGCAGAGCCCTGATGGCGTTGCCGACATAGATGTCGATCGGGTCGGGGGTTTCAGCCATGGAGGCCTCCGAGGATGGCTAAGAGGGCGAGGATGGCCGCTACGGTCCAACCCAGGCGGCGAAGCGCGGTGCTAGTGCGGCTGTAGGTCCGCCGGCGGCGCGGCAGGACCTGCAGCACGCTGTCGGGAAGGATCGGCGACCTGGTCAATGCTGCCGCCACAGAATGGCGAGCGGCACGCCGACCACCAGGACCACGAAGACGAAGCGCGTCAGCTGGCGGCGCGCCCATCTCAGGTGCGGGAACGCCGCCGGCGTCGGCCGCGCCTCGAGCTCGAGGGTCTCCTCGAGGAGATAGTCGGCGTAAAGCGCGGGGCGGCGCGGCGTCGCGGGCTGGGTGACGCCGGCCGGGGCCAGGTGAATGGGCTCAACCATGTTGCGGCTCCTGGAAGGGCAGCGGGGCCTGGGTGAAGCGGCGCGCGTTGCCGATGCGCTGGGCGCGGAAGATCGCGCCCTCGAGGGACGCGCTCTCGAAGACCTGGCGGCCGTCCATGATCACGCGGTAGGGCTTGGCGGCGCGGCCGCCGCGGCCGCGCGGGCGGAAGGCGATGGCGAGCCCGCTCGGCAGCGCGTCGTTGACGCGGCGCATGGCCTCGGCGCGGGAGGCGGGCTCAGGCATCACCAGCGCCCGTCCATCTTGGCGCCCTTGCCGGGCTGCTTGCGGGACGGGATCCCGGTGAAGGCGATCGCGGTGTGGTCGGCGCAGTAGGGGCTCTCGCCGCTGACCGGCGCGCAGCAGCTGAAGGTCTCGTCCAGGACCACGAAGGGCCACTTGCACTGGCGCGGCCCGCGCTCGACCCAGGGCTTGGCGGTCGGCGTCAGCGCATCGGCCTTGATCGGCTTGGGCGGCTTGTGGAAGCCGTGCGCGCCGAGCGGGTTCATCGCGTGGCGCGCGTCGCCGCCGGCGATGGCGAGGGGATGGTCGGCGCGGGGCTTCGGCGGGGCCTTGGGCGCCCGCGGGGTCCGCACCTTGGGGATCTTCTGAGCCGAGGCCGGATCGCGGTTGAGGCCCATCCGGTGAACGATGCCGAGCACGGCCGAGCGGGATTTTCCCATCCGCTGGCCGATTTCGGAGGCGGTCAGACCGCCCTGCAGCCAGAGCTCCTTGACGCGGGCGTAGGCTTCCTCGTCGCGCTTCGCCATGTCAGGCCTCCTCGAGGCGGAGTGCGGGAAAGCCGTCGGGGTGGCGCTCGCACGTCTGGCCCCCCTGCGGTGTGACGAAGAGGCGCCCATCGCGGGTCAGGTAGAGGAACCGCCAGGCGCGGCCGTCGGCGTCGCGGATCTCGTCGCCGGGGGCGACGGGTTGGCCGGCGTGGGTGACAGAATATGTCACCCTCAGATCTCCCCGATCGCCGAGAGGTAGAGGTCGAGGATCGCGTCCTCCTCGAGGCGCTTGGCGCGGTCCTTCTTGCGGATCGCCACGACCTTGCGCAGCACCTTGGCGTCGAAGCCGTTGCCCTTCGCCTCGGCGAAGACTTCCTTGATCTGCTCGGCGATCTCGGACTTCTCGGTCTCGAGGCGCTCGATGCGCTCGATGATGCTCTTCAGCTGGCCTTGAGCGGCCTGGTTGAGCACGTCGGGGTGGGCGGATGCGTCGTCGGCCACGTGGGACTCCCTTGTTGGGTGTCCACCCGAGGCGACCAAGGGCCTGGGGGCTGTCGGGGGGGATTCAGGCCCTCACAGACTGAGAGCGCGGCCGGCCCAGGTGGACAGCCAAGGTTCACACGGTGTGCACTTGGGCGTCAAGGGGACTCGTACACATAATGTGACCGTGAACAAAGCTGCACCTCACCTAGGGTGTACACGTACAACCCGCTGATGTGGGCGTTCGCCGGCGCCGCCGGTCAATCTTACCGCGTTTTGCGAGTGCGAACGGGCCGGGGCAGTTCGACGATCGCCGGATCCGCGGAGCCGATGCTCTGCTCGTCGGCCGCGACCATCTGATAGGCGGCCTTGCGCCATTCGCGCAGCCGCTCAGCCACCTTCGGCGGCATCAGGAGCTCGTAGGGTTCGATCCCAAGCCACGACGCGACCTGGTTGACCATGTCCCGGCGATAGGGCTGCCGGCCGTGCCAGACCCGGTGGGCCGTCGTCTTATGCCAGCCGAGCACGGTCACCAGGTGGCCCTGTTTTTTGCCATGCAGCGCCATCCACTCCTGGAGGTGCCAGTCTGGCTCGGGTGTGTTCACCATAGTTGACATGGTGAGAACGTCGGCCCTCACCGTCTTTCCCGCAGGCGTGCACAACTGCTGGTTCCGGGACGTTGACTCGAAGTACACCCCATGTGCACGTTGACCATCCATGGACCTTGTTTCGTTCCGCAAAAGTCGCGGCTTTTCACAGGAAGATCTGGCCAAGGCGCTGGGTCTTCGGTCGAAAAGCTACATCAGCCGCCTAGAGCGAAAGCCGGGCTCGGCCTCGCTCCGACTAGCGCTGAAGATTGAGCGGTTCAGCGACGGCCTGGTGCAGGCGTCGACACTTTCCGGCGAGGCCGCAGAACTTGGCGCCGGGGCCTCAACACCCGCGACCGCCGGCCCATAGCTATGAACATTGGGCGCCGATTCCTGATCGTCGCCCCGCCGTCCCCAGTGCGGCAAAGCCTGTTCCCGATTCGGTCTGATTCTACCGCCGGGGCGCGATTCCGGCGGGCCATACTCGCAAGGGTGGCGCGGGACCGCGAGCGAACGCGCGGCCCCGCTAGCTGACCTCTCAGCCCCCACCACATCGCGGCCGGGCTCGCACCTGACCCCCGTCCGCACCGTCATTCCACGCTTCCGGCTCCGGCTGTGCGGCCGTCCTTTTCTCCAGACGGAGAGGTGGGCGTCGCGCGGCCCCGCGGGCCTGTAGGCGCACCCGACCGGCCCTGCCGCGTCGGGCCAAGTGCTTTGCGCTCGTGGGCGTCGGCCAAGCGACTCACCGTCCTCATAAGAACGGATGGTGAACCCTTGGTCATGGCTGGTCCTACGGAAAGCCCGATATGGGAGTTCGCTCGTGACAGCACAAAGTCACGCGGCGCCCGTTCCTGCCTTCGCGGCAAGGACAGGGCGAAACCGCCTGCGCGCTCGTCTCGGAACCGAACGGGGCTCAGCCCCCGTCCGGCGAGGCAGCGCGTCATCTGAAGACCCGGACCATGTCACCAGGCCGATGCCGATCGGCGAGCGCCGCTTCCTGATGCGGCTGCTCGAGACCTACGCCAACGAGCACCGCGGGAAGGGCGGGGTGGCGCCGCTCACGGCGAGCAGCCTGCAGGTCGCCCGCACCATGCTCTTCGTGCTGATGCCGCGGCACTCCGGGCGGCTCGACCACGCCTACAGCTGGATCGCCAAGCACGCGCGGCGCGTCTACCAGACGGCCTGCGCCTCGGTCGCGCAGCTGGAGGCGCTGGGCGTCCTTGTCGTCCAGCGGCGCTGCCGGCGGGGCGACGGGCCGGAGTCCCCGCCATGGGTGCAGGACACCAACCTCTACCGCTTCGAGGTCCCGCCGAAGCTGATGGCCTGGTGGAACGCGCGCAACGCCTGGCGGGAGGATCGCGCCAGGGCCCGCGCGCCGGTGGACGCGCTCAACGCTCAGGCCGAAGGGCGGCGGCGCAATGCGCAGGACGAGGCGTCCTGGGCCCGCTGGCAGTCCGATCTCGCCCGGGCTGAGCGAAAAGCCGAGGACCGCCGCCTCGCCGGCGTCGTCCAAGGCCCCGGGGCGGCCGCCTTCAGAGCCAGCGTCGGCGTCGCCCCCTCCTGAATCCAGGAATTGGGCGGATAGGCCCGAGATGAAGTCTCTCAAAGAGGTGAGGATGAGCGGAGTGGCCCTCCCGGGCCACGAGTCGGTTTGCTAGAGGCGCGCGCCGGCGGCGCGCGGGCGGCCAAATCGGTCGAGGCTCTACGGGGCCTCGATTTTGCGTGGGACAGCGGCCCCAGGGCCTGGCGACGGCCAGGTGTCGAATTCAGAGCCAGGCGCGGGGGCCTCGGTGGCGGCTGAAAGGCCTCAGGGAGGGGCAGGGATGGGGCGGCGCCAGGCGAAGGGGTGAGGTCCTGGGTCTTACGGGCTCCGAGCGCGCCGGGCCCGCGACGGAGCGTCGGAGCGCGCAGACTTCGCCAGATCTACTCACGCGACGCGGTGTCTAGAACACGGCGCGCCCCTCACCGGCTCGGCGGCGACTGCCGCACCCCGCCCGGACGCTAGGCCGCGACGGATCTCGGCCCGAGGATACGCACCAGGTCGGCGACCGGGAATAGCCGGCGCTGCTTGGTCACCTCGTCGACCAGGACGAGCAGCTGTGGCGTCGAGGCCTCGAGGTCGACGTAGGCCCGGCATCGCTCGGCGGCGATCTCCGACCAGGCCTCGAGCACCGCCCGCCGCGCGGCGGTGTGGGCGATGCGCCGCCCGTGGGTGAACATCAGGTACTCGGTCCCCTCCTCGAGGACCCGCTGCAGCTGCGCCGGCGGCGGCGTTTCGCGCGCGCCGAGCCAGGTCCTGGCGACCATCTTGAGGTGTGCAGAAGTGTGCATGTCGGCCAAAACTAGCGTTGCTTTAAGGACTTAGGGAGAGCTTTGCGACCTCAGGTCACATAGCTCAGCTTCTATGGCATCCTAAGGGTGTCCGGGGCGTCAGGTTGAGGTGAAAACGTGGGCCGCAGTCGGGGTCGAAACAAACCTTCGGATCCGGACGCGATCCTGCAGCGCAACGCGGCCGGGCGCGCCGCGGCCCGGGCCGCCGAGCGCGATCCCGCCAGCTGGCGGATCTCGGCCGAGCTCATCCAGCTGCCGACCTCGGCCGACGTGACGATCGTGCGCGGCGTCAACGAGAAGATCCTGACCGCCAACCGCTCCGACCCCTTCGACCTGCTGCTCGCCGCCGGCGGCCTCACCGCCGAACAGCATCGCGCCTCACGGCGCCTCTTCCGGGATTGGTGCCTGCGCGCCGGCGTCCGCGATCGCGACCGCGGCGCGGTCCTCGAGCGCATCGACGGCGGCCGCCGCGATCCCTCGGCCCTGGTCACCAACGCCATGGTCGATGCCGGCCGGCGCATCGCCGCGGCGCTGAAGGGCGACGCCGGCCGCGGGATCCAGGGCATCGGCCCGGTCAACGCCCGCCTCCTCGAGGCGCTGATCTCGCCGATGGTCGACGAGGGCCGCATCATCGCCTGGCGCGGCGTCGTCGAGCGGGTGACGGGCGAGCGCGACCGCAACGCCCAAGGCGCCATGGTGCGCCAGGCCTGCGAGAGCCTGCGCATGGTCTACGACGAGACCGACGAGCTCCGCCGGCGGATCCAGGACGCCAAGGCTTCAACGGAAGTCGCCTGATGGGCGCCCCGGTCCAGTTCGGCGAAGCCAACTTCGTCCTGGGGCCGCCCGGCGGCTACGAGGATGCGGTCGTGCCGTTGCCGGTCCTGCGCAAGATCGGCGGCCAGCTGATCTCCTGCTGGTCGCTGACGCCGGAAGAGATCGACGAGATCGTGCGCACCAAGCGCGTCTGGCTGTCGGTCTGGGGCGGCCTCACCCAGCCGCCGGTGTTTGTCACCGGTCACAAACTGGACGCGCTGGCCCCCGAAACTTGACGTTAAGACGTACAGGATCATAGGCTGATCCTCAGGCGACGGACTCCGTCCCCACAGAATCCCCCCGAAGACGACGACGCTCGCGCCCCGGCCATATGGCCGGGGCGTTGGTCGTTTCGCCGGGCGGCCCCGGGAAATCGTCATGTGATCGCGGACATCCTCTCCTTCGAGGCAGGCGTGCGGCTCCTGCGCGGGCCCGCGGCCGAGACGGAGCGAAAGGCTTGCATCGCCGCCAAGTGGCGCGAGGCCCGGACCCGCGCCTACCACGGCGCCGTCCACAAGGCCGACGTCGGCCTCTTCGGCCTCGAGGCGCTGCGCCAGGCGCGCAGTCCGGTCTTCATCGACCGCGAGCTCACCATCCTGCCGGATCCGCCGGCGGCTGCAGCGACCGGTGAGCCGGTCCAGGAGAGACCATGCGAAACGGCCCAGGGGCTAACGAAGTCGCCGGCGTGAAGGCGGACGACACCTTCACGCGCCAGGTCATCAACACCTGCCACGAGATCCTCTCGACGCTCGATTGCGCGCGGGATGAGCTCAACGAGCTCGCCGAGCGCAACCACGGGCCCAAGCCCGAGGGAGCGCACGCGGGCGCCGAGCCGCGTCCCCTGCCGAACGGCCGGTTCGCGGAGATCGAGATCCTCCTCATGGAGATCGGCCGCCGCTCCGAGCAACTGCGGGTCGACTGCCGCGCCGTAAACATCACCCACTAGGTGATCTACGCCGACCAGCTGCGCGACGCCGCGCGTGTCGCGGCCAAGGCGGCCGTCCCGGTCACCATCGAGGTGGCCGCCAACGGCTTCCGGGTGATCGGCGGCCGCGCCGGCGGCCTGAGCAGCCGGATGATAGTGCCGTTCGAGCACCTCGAGATGTGCAACGTGAACCCGCTGGTCGAGGCGGTTCGGACCCTGGTCGCGCGGCTGGGCTAACTTCCGACAAGGGGACTTTTCGGAAGTCAGGACCGGATATTAGGCCAATTAAAATAGGGATTTAATCCCGAGGAATTCATGTGGCTGGCAACGCGATCGTCGCGGTCCCTGGCCGCGTAACTGAACCCCAGCTGCACGAAGCGCTCCGCGAATACGCAGCGGCCGACAGGTCGCCGGCGACGAGGCGCGTTTACGGGAGCTCCTGGCGGAGCTTCTGCAGCTGGTGCGCCAGCGTTGGCCACGCGCCACTCCCGGCGGAGGCGGCCACGGTCGCTCTGTACCTCACAGCCCGCGCGCGCCAATCGACGGCCGTCGCCACGCTGGCGCTGCACCTCTCGGCGATCGCGGCCTTCCACCAGGCCGCTGGATTGCCGCCGCCGGCCCACCCCGATCTCGATCGGGTGTGGGCCGGCATCAAACGCACCCATGGGCGCCCGCCCAAGAAGAAGCGGGCGCTCCTGGTGGAAGACCTGCGGCGCGCGCTCGCGAAGCTGCCGGACACGCTGAGCGGAAAGCGCGATCGCGCGATCCTGCTGGTGGGCTTCGCCGGCGCGCTGCGCCGGTCCGAGCTCGCGAACCTGACGATGCCCGGCGCCGAAGCCGGGCGGATCCGGGCGGAATTCGTAGGCCAGGGCCTCGAAATCCACTTGGAGCGCTCGAAGGGCGACCAGGAGGGCCGCGGCGCCGTCGTCGCGATCCCGTTCGGCAAACGGATTTGCGCGGTCGCCGCGCTGCAGGCGTGGATCTCGGCCGCCGGAATTACGGCAGGCCCGATCTTCCGCGGGATCGACCGGCACGGCCATGTGGGCGCGACGGCGATCTCCGATCGGGCGATCGCCGACGTCGTCAAGGCGGCCTGCGAACGCATCGGCCTGGATCCGGCGGCCTTCGCCGGCCACTCGCTGCGAAGCGGGCTGATCACCAGCGCCAACGACAAGGGCGCGGCGCCCGAAGAGCTGCAGGCGCATGCGCGCCATTCGAAGTTCGATACGACCGCCGGCTACATCCAGGCCGGCAACCGGTTCAAGCGCAACGCGGCAGGGAAGGTCGGCCTGTGATCCAGGACGAGGCGGCCGAGGCCGACGCGATCTGCGACCTGGTCAACCGCCTGGCGCTCCTGCACGGCGACCCGGAGCGCTTCCACGTCCTGAAGGACGAGGCGGCGAGACGGCTGCGGCGCATGGCCGGCCGGCTCCGGGGCGATGCGCGCCCGAAGACTGACACAACCACCTGGAGACCCGCCGATGCACCAGGCTTCCGCGATCATCGCGCCGGCCGAGAGCCGCCAGTACCTGCGGGCCGTTCGGCGTTTCGTCGATAAGCAGGTCGAGCGGAAGCCTCAGGCCCGGGCCAGCTGGGGCGATCGGCGGCTGAACCGGCGCAAACGTTTCGCGCTCTGGGCGCTCATCCGGGACGTCGGCCGTGGCCGGGTCACCGTGAAGGGCCTGGCGCAGGTGCTTGGCGTCGCCGCCCGCTATTGCCTGCCGGCGGAGATCGTCGCCGAGGCCTCGGGCAACGGCGCGCTCCTGACCCAAAACGCCGCCTAACCGGAGCCCGCCTTGATCCGCGCCGAAGATCTCCACGTCATCAGCGTCATCTCCAACCCGGTGCGCTTCCAGTCCAGGGACCGGCTGTTCCGCGAGCACATGGACCGCTGCGCGAGTTCGCCGGCGACCCATTGGTTTATCGAGGCCTCGTTCGGCGAGCGCCCCTACGCTGTCACCAAGGCCAGCGATCCGCAGCACCTGCAGGTCCGCTGCGACCACGAGCTCTGGCTCAAAGAGAACCTGATCAACAAGGCCGTCGAGGCGCTGCCGCCTGACTGGAAGTACGTCATGTGGCTCGACGGCGACGTCGAGTTCACCAGGCCCGACTGGGCGCTCGAGGTGGTCCACGCCCTGCAGCACTACCAGGTGCTCCAGCCCTTCAGCCACGTGCTGGACATGGGCCCGAACCGCGAGGGCCTGACGCCCTATCTGCACCAGGGCTTCGGTTACCTGGCCACGCAGGGCCTGGAGCCCGGCAACGCCTACGGGACCTACATGCACCCCGGCTACAGCTGGGCCTGGCGTCGCGAGGCCTGGGACGCCGTGGGCGGCATGATCGAGCGCGCGATCTGCGGGTCGGGCGACGATCACATGGCCAAGGCCCTCCTGGGCCACGCCGACAAGTCGATGCCCGGCGGCCTGCACCCGAACTACATCGCGATGGTCAACGCCTGGCAGGATCGCGCGGCCGCGCTGAAGCGCGACGTCGGCTTCGTGGCCGGCACGATCATGCACCACTTCCACGGCTACAAGGTCGACCGCGCCTACTGGGGCCGCTGGGACATCCTTAAGGCCGCCAACTACGACCCCGAGGCGGACGTGGTGAAGGGGGAAGACGGCCTCCTGCGCCTCGCCGACAACGGCAAGTACGGCCTGCGGGACGGACTTCGCCGCTACTTCCGGGCCCGCAACGAGGACAGCCGATAATGGGCGCCATGCCCACCTCCGGCGCGGCGCGGGACATTGCCGAGGCATTGTCCGCGCAATGTCCCGCGGGCCAGGTCGAGATGGCGGGCTCGCGGTACATGCCCGACGCCAAGGGTGCTCTGGTGCCGATCGAGCTCGTCAAGCCGCACCACAAGCTGCAGGACCAGGCGGTCCGCCAGCTGCTGGCCGCGGCCGAGCGCCTGGCGGAGGAGATCGCCGCTTTCAAGGCGCAGGCCTTCTCCGACGTCGACCAGCTGCAGGCGCTGCTCGCCGAGAAGTACGGCGCCAAGGTCGGCGGGGCGAAGGGCAACGTCAGCCTGTTCTCCTACGACGGCCTGGTGCGGATCCAGGTGCAGGTCGCCGACCTGATCAAGTTCGGGCCTGAGCTGCAGATCGCGCGCAACCTGGTCGAGGAGTGCGTCGGCGAGTGGACGGAGGGCGCGCGCGCCGAGCTCCGCGCCATCGTCATGAACGCGTTCACGCCCGACAAGGAAGGCCAGATGAACCGCGGCGCCCTCCTGGGCCTGCGCCGGCTCGACATCCAGGACGAGCGTTGGACGAGCGCCATGAAGGCGATCTCCGACGCGGTCCAGGTCATCGGGTCGACCCGCTACATCCGCTTCTCGAAGCGCGCCTCGTCGGCCGCGCCTTGGGAAGAGGTGAGCCTGAACGTGGCCACGGCCAAGCTGCCGTTGCATTCGCGTTAACCAGGATTCAGCGTTCCTCGAGGAGGCGCATCCCATGGCTGCAGGGCGAGTTCGAGAGCCGATCACCGATTGGCAGACGCAGGTGCTGGCGGATATCCGCCGCCAGCTGCGCGAGGACAAGGAAGCCGCCGCGATGCGGGTTCCGATGAGGAAAGCGGCCTGATGGCCGACGCTCCTCGGCGACGGTACGCGATCGACGCCTTCGCCCACGCCCAGACGCGGCAGCTTGCGCTCACCTGGGCGATCCAAGGCGCGGCGAAGGGCGCCGACCCCAGCGCCATCCTCGAGGTGGCCGACTCCTATCTGAGCTTCATCCTCGAGCCGCTTCTCGTCGAAGAAGTCGAGTTCGCCGCGGCGATCGCCGCGCGGGACGCAGCCTCGCTGCACTGACCGCCGGCGACGGCGACCCCACACATCGGAAGGACTATCCAATGGCCACTGTCGGACAAATGGCGAAGGGCGGCATCTGGGCCGGCCGCCTCAGCATGCCGGTCGGCGCGTTGAACAACGAAAGCGCCCTCATCGGCATCGTCGCGGGCACCACGCGCACCCAGGCGGGCGCGACGGGGCTGGCCAACGAGATCAACCGGATCGACACCTCGACCGCCCCCGCGGCGAACTCGACCTTGGGCGACGGCGTCGTGCTGCCGGTCGCGGGCGCCGGCCTCGACATCATGGTGTGGAACAACACCAACAACCCGATCCAGGTCTACGGCGCGGGCACGGACACCATCAACGGGGTCGCGGCCGCGTCAGGCATCATCCTGCCGGCCAACGGCGTCTACATCTTCCTCGCGGCCTCGGCCGGCGCCTGGGCCTGTGACGGCCCGGGCGGTGGTGCCGCTGGCCAGTTCCCGACGGTCACCAGCCAGGACGGCCTCACGGCCCACGCCGGCGGCGGCCAGGGCTCGGCCCAGGTCATCACCTGCCAACTGACCCGCTTCACGGTCGTGGCGACCGCCGCCGACTCCGGGATCCTGATGAACATGAAGGCCGGGATGAGCGGCATCACGGTCATCAATGCCGGCGTCGCCGCCATGAACGTCTTCCCGGCGGTCGGCGAGCAGATCAATGGCGCGGGCGCGAACGTCGCCTTCTCGATCCCCGCCGGCAAGACCGCGACCTTCAACTGCACGGCGAACGGCGCGAGCCACGCCCAGCTGAGCGCCTAAGCGGGCTGATTGCCCGTCCTTTCGAACACCAGGCACGAGCTCTTCGCCCAGGAACGGGCGAAGGGCGCCTCGGTCGACCAGGCCTACGAGCTGGCCGGCTACAAGCCCAACCGGGGCAACGCCGCCCGCTTGAACGCAAATGAAAGCGTCCAGGCCCGGGTTGCGGAGGTCCAGGCGGCCGGAGCCGAAGAAGCCAAGGTCTCCGTCGCCGGCGTGCTCATGGAGCTATGGCGGATCGCCACGGCCGATCCGGCCGAGCTGGTCGAACATCACGTCGGCTGCTGCCGCTACTGCCACGGCGCAGGCCACCGCTACCAGGAGACGCCCCGGCAACGGGAGGCGCGCCTGGCGCAGTTCGAGGGCCATCGCCTGGCGGCGGCCGGCACCCCACTCGAGGCAAAGTTCGAAGTCTTCGATGAGCTCGGTGGGGTGGGCTTCAATGCCACCAGGCCGCCGGCGGCCGACTGTCCGGAGTGCTTCGGCCGCGGTGAGGGCCTGACGGTGTTCAAGGACACCCGCAAGCTCAGCCCGGGCGCCAAGGCGCTCTACGCCGGGGTGAAGACCACCAAGGACGGCGTCGAGGTGCGGATGCACGACAAGTCCGGCGCGCTGACCAAGGTCGGCCAGCACCTGGGCATGTTCGTCGAGCGCAAGATCTCCACCGATGTGAGCCTCGAGGAGTTCCTTGCCCAGCTTGACGAAGCCGAGCCTGGAGACGCTCCGCCGGCTGAGGAATGACTTCACCGAGTACGCGCCGCGCTGCCTGAAGATCCGGACCAAGTCCGGGAAGGTTCGGGCGTTCAAGCTCAACCGAGCGCAGCTCTTCATCCACGAGCGCCTCGAGGCCCAGCGCCGGCGTGTGGGCTGGGTCCGGGCGATCATCCTGAAGGGCCGCCAGCAAGGCGCGTCCACCTATATCGGCGGCCGGTTCTATCACCGGGCGTCTCTGCATCGCGGGCTGAAGGTCTTCATCCTCACCCACGAGCAGAAGGCCACCGACAACCTCTTCAAGATGGTGTCGCGCTACCACCAGCACACACCGCTGCGGCCCTCTACCGGAGCCGCCAGCGCCAAGGAGCTGGTGTTCGACGTCCTGGACAGCGGCTACGCGGTCGCCACGGCCGGGACGAAGGCTGTGGGGCGCTCGGACACCATCCAGCTGCTGCATGGCTCCGAGGCGGCCTTCTGGCCCAACGCGCCCGAGCACTTCGCCGGCGTCGTGCAGGCGATCCCGCTCGAGCCTGGCACCGAGGTGATCCTGGAGAGCACGGCCAACGGTGTTGGCGGTGAGTTCCACACCCGCTGGCGCCAGGCCGTCGCCGGCATCGGTGACTACGAGGCGATCTTCGTCCCCTGGCTTTGGGAGGACGGCTACAGCCGCCCGGTTCCGGACGGCTTCACGCTCGACGAGGAGGAGGCCAAGTACCAGGCGCTCCACGGGGCGACGCTGGGCCAGATGGTCTGGCGGCGCGCCAAGATCCTCGAGCTCGGGGATCCGCTGAAGTTCATGCAGGAATATCCGGCCACGGCCGATGAGGCCTTCCAGACCACGGGCCACGACAGTTTCATCGCGGCGGCCGACGTGCTGCGGGCCCGCAAGGCCACCCTGCAGGCTCACGGGCCGCTGGTCATAGGCGTCGACCCCAAGCGGCACGGGACCGACCGTTTCGGCATCGCCTGGCGGCGCGGCCGAAAGGTGCTGAAGATCGAGGGCGACGCCGGCAAGATCGACAACGTCCGCGCGGCCACGACGCTCAAGGAGATCATCGACCGCGACAAGCCGGTGGCGATGTTCATCGACGCCGGCGGCGGCGCCGGGATCTTCGACATCCTGACCAGCTGGGACGGTCCCTACAAGCGGATCTGCCGGCTGATCAATTTCGGCTCCGCGCCGATCCATCCGCCGAAAAAGGACAAGGACGGCCGCGAGATCGCCGGCCCGCTAAATCGGCGGGCTGAGATGTGGTCGCTCAGCCGCGACTGGCTGAAGGACGAGGGCGGCGCGGACGTTCCCGACGACGACGCCATCCAGGCCGACGCCACGGCGCCCGGCTACTACTACCAGCCCACCAGCCAGAAGCTCGTGCTGGAGAGCAAGGAAGACATCGAGGGACCGCCTCGAAACCTTCCGTCACCCGACCTTTGGGACGCGATCGCGCTGACGTTCGCAGAGCCCGTTTCCGATGGCGCCGCGGCCAAGCCGCTGGTCATGCCCGATCTTGGAGTTGTCTGATGGCCGCAACCGACGCCGTCGCCACCACGAAGGCGAGCCTAGCCACCCCTCAGCTGCTGATCGGCGCGAACGCCCTTCGCCGGGCCGACGCGTCTGGTCCCTCGCTGGCGATCGCCAACAGTTCGACGGCGATCCTCTACGTGCTCCTGGGCCCGGGTGTGCCCTCGGCGACCAACTTCAGCTACGCGATCCAGCCCACGGGCACGACGCCGGCGACGGTCGAGATCTGGGGCTATCGCGGCCAGGTGCAGTGCATCTGGGGCGCGGCCAACGGCAACGCCACCGTGACCGAGTACCTGTGAGCCTGGCCTAAGCATGCTCGTTGAAGGCGACACCGAGGGCGGCGAAGAAGCCGCCGGCGAAGCCGTGCCCGAAGGCCAGCTGCGTTATTCCGACACCGACTTCCTCCGCCTGGTGCGCGACGAGCGCATGCGTTCGATCGGCTTCGGAGACGGCGACAACGGAATCCTGGTCCAGAACAACATCAAGGCCCAGGAGTACCGCCAGGGCATCGTCAACGACCTGAAGGTGATCAAGGGCCGCTCCACGGCCATCGATTCCACCCTCTCCGACGCCGTCGATACCGTGATGCCCGACATCATGGAGGTGTTCTTCGGCGGCGACGACGTGGTCACCTTCGATGCCGACGGCGAGGGCGACGAGGACTCGGCGCGCCAGGAGAGCGACGTCGTGGGCCAGGTGGTGTTCGGCCAGAACGACGCCTTCAGGGCCTTCCACGACGCCATCCAGGACGGCTTGGTGAACCGCCGGGGCGTCTGGCACTGGTGGTGGGAAGAGGAGACCAAGCCGCTGGGCGACCAGCAGGCGACAGACCAGACGCAGGCGAGCGTGATCGCCGCGATGGTCCAGCAGCAGAAGCCCTGGGCCCAGTGCACTCTGCAGGAGAACGACGACGGGTCGATCTCGATGTCGTTCGCCGAGCTCAAGGGCCGCGTCGTCTACAAGGCGGTCCCGTCCGAGGACTTCACGGCCGCGGCCGACACCGTGGTGCTGCGCAACGGCGCCTACTGCGCGCTGCGCGATCGGCCGCGCGTCCAGGACCTGATCGAGCGCGGCGTCGACAAGGCGCTGGCGCGCTCGCTTCCGCACTATTCGACCAAGAACGACGGGATGGAACAGGCCCGCGACGAAGCCGGCGAGAGCGACCAGGCGTCAGAGGACGGCCTTGACGATCTGCGCGTGGTCGAGGTGCGCACGCACTTCCTGCGGGTCGACGCCGACGACGACGGCAAGGTCGAGATCTGGCGCATCGAGACCGACGCCGAAGAGACCAAGCTCCTGCAGAAGGAGAAGGTCACCCAGATCCCGTTTGGGCTGCTGTCGCCCTATCTGATCGCGCACCGCCTCAACGGCGAGAGCCTGTACGACAAGCTCCACGAGGTGATGCGGATCAAGACCGTGCTCCTGCGCATGCTGCTGGACTCGGGCTATTTCGCGCTGAACCAGCGCATGGAGGTCTCTGAGCAGGCCTCCAACGAGTTCACGATCGCCGACCTTCTGAACAACGCGCCCAACGTTCCGGTGCGGTCGAAGGACGGCAACGCGCTGCGGCCGCTGACGGCCGGGACGCTGCAGTTCGACGTCTTCAACGCGCTGGAGTTCATGTCGACGGTGGCGGAGGGCCGCTCGGGCGTGGTGCGCAACGCTCAGGGGCTGAACCCGAACACGCTGCATGACACCGCGACCGGCGCGATGCAGCTGATCCAGGCGGCCCAGAAGCGGGTTCGGATGATCTGCCGCGTGATCGCCGAGACGGGGGTCAAGGACCTGGTCCTGGGCGTCCACCAGATGCTGCGCGAGCATTCGACTGACCAGCACGCGCCGCTGAACAAGAAGGTCGGCCAGGGCTGGGCCCAGGTGAGACCCGACCAGTGGAACGAGCGCCAGGCGCTCACCGTCCACGTGGGCGTCGGCTCGGCGAACCGCGGGCAGGACCTCGATGTCGCCAACGCGGCGCTCGGGCTCACCGAGAAGGTGATCGACATGCAAGGCGGCCTGCAGGGGCCGTTCGTGACCGAGGCCAATGTCTACAACCGCCTGAAGGCCTTCAGCCGCGCCATGGGCGAAAAGGATCCGTCGCAGTTCTGGACCGACCCGACCCCGGCGCCAGGCGCGCCGCCCGCGCCGCCGGCTCCTCCCAAGCCCAGCCCTGAGATGGTCAAGGCGCAGGCCGACGCCCAGCTGGCGCAGGGTAAGGCGCAGAGCGAGGCCCAGCTGGCGGCCGCCAAGCATGCCTCCGAGCTCGAGTTCGCGCAGGCCAAGCTGCAGATGCAGGCTCAGGGCGAGCAGGCGAAGATCGCAGCCAAGGCCCAGTCCGACCAGGCCCGCAACGCGGCCGAAATGCAGCTGGCCCAGCAGCGCCTGGCCGGCGAACTCAAGATCCAGCGCGAGAAGGTGCAGGGCGAGCTGCAGCTGAAGCGCGAGGAGGCCGCCCAGGCGATCCAGCTGCAGCGCGAGGAGATGCTGGCCACCGTGCAACTCCGCCGCCAGGAGCTCGCCATGCGCACCACCACGGCGACCGGCGTCCAGGACGCGGTCAATGACCTTCCCGGAGGCCCGGGCTGATGCGGCTCTTCGTGGTCGACTATGAGGGCGGCCTCTATCGCTACGTCGGCCTGGTTGATTGGCTGCTGTCGGACGCGGCGTTCTGGGGCTTTCAGCTCGGCCGGAGGCGGTTCGTGTTCGATTCCGTACTGAAGGCCCGAGGGCGGTCGCCGTGGCGGCAAGGGAGCGCCGTGCGATGAGCGAGCGGGATCTGCGCCATGATGTCAGCCGCGGCCGTCGCGCCGAGGCTGAGCTTGTCGAGACCGAAGCGGCCTTCCAGGCCGTCGAGGACGCGCTCCTGAAGACCTGGCGCGAGACGCCGATCGGCGCTGACGCCAAGGTCATGAAGCTGCACATGTCGATGCACAATCTGGCGGCCGTGAAGGCTGCCTTCCTCCGCACGATCCGAGCGGGCAAGGACGCCGAGGCGATGCTCCTCGCGGCCCGGGATGGGATCGCGGAGGAGGGGCTCACGCAGCCCTAGCCGAGCTCTCCAGCCACCCACAAGGTACCCATGACCCCGAGCGACACCGCTGCGGGCGCGCAATCGCGCGCCATGTTCCTCTCGTCCGCCAGCGCCCAGCCGATGCTGCGCGGCCCGGCTGTCGCATACGCGCCAGACGATGAGACCGGCGGGGGTGGTGGATTCTCGATCGAGGAGGCCACGGCCCAACTCGACACCCACGAGGACGAAGAGAGCGCCGCGGCGCCCGCGTCCGCGCCTGCCGCGGCCGCCGCGCCGGCGGCCGGCGAGCAAACCCAATCCGAGGGCGAGACCAAGCCCGGAGACGCCACTGGCGAGGCCGAAAACCAGACCCAGGATGGTGAACAAAACGAAGGCGAGGAGACGGCCGCCGAGCCGCTCACCGCGCCCAAGTACTGGTCACAGGACGCCAAGGCAGAGTTCGATCAGCTCCCGCCCTCCCTGCAGGCCGCCGTGCTTGCCCAGGAAGGTCCGCGGGAACATGCGGCCGCCAAGGCGAAGGAAGAGGCCGCGCAGGTCCGCGCGGCGGCCGAAAAGGAGCTCGCGGGGATCCAGCAGTTTGCGGAACAGGTGAAGACCTGGCTCCCGCAGGCCGTACAGACCTTCCGCAGCCGTTGGGGCGATAACCCCGACTGGGTGGCCTATGGCCAGCAGCATGGCGCCGAGGCGATGTCGCTCGCCCGCGCGCAATATGATGCTGAGCGAGGGCAGCTCCAGAAGGCCGCTGAAGCGTCGAAGGTCGCTGATGCGAAGGCCCGAGAGGTCTACGTCGCCAGCGAGTTCAAGGCGCTCGAGAAGCTTGCTCCAGACCTGGTCGACCCCAAGGAGGGCGTCGCCCGGCGAACGGAGATCACCAAGTACCTGGTCGACACGGGCTACGACCCCGAGGTCATCCGGGACATCTCCGCGCAGGACATGGTGATCGCCCGCAAGGCGATGCTGTGGGACCGCGCGCAGGCCAAGTCCGCTCCGAACCCCGCCCCAAAGCCGGTCCCGCCGGTATCGCGGCCCCTCGCTCGAGGCGCCGCCGCTGCTGGGCCGACTGACCCCAAAGCCAAGGTGGCCGCCGCGGCCGATTCGAAGTTCCGCAAGACGGGCTCGATCGAGGACGCGGTGGCCTTCCTAAATTCACAGGATGACTGAGCATGGCTGCTCCCACCAATCTCGCGACGACGATGAACATCGCCGGTAACCGCGAGGACCTGGAGGACGTGATCTATCGCGTCTCTCCCTCGAAGACGCCGCTGATCTCGGCGATGAAGAAGACCAAGGCGACGGCCCGCCTGCACGAGTGGCAGACGGAGCAGCTCGACGCAGTGAACGCCGCCAACGCCAACTATGAAGGCGACGACGTGGCGTCGCTGGACGCGGCCAACACCCCGCTGCGCGTCAGCAACTACGCCCAGATCTTCCGCAAGACCCTGGGCGTCTCGCGCACCCAGGAGGTGGTCGACAAGGCCGGCCGCAAGTCGGAAGTGAACCGCCAGAAGGTGATCAAGGGCCTGTCGCTCCGCCGCGACATGGAAGCTGTGTTCTGCTCGGCCCAGGCCTCGATCTCTGAAACGCCCGGGACCACGCCGCGTAAGACCGGCGGCTTCCTGGCCTGGATGGTGACCAACGTCTCCCGCGGCCCTTCCGGCGCCAACGGCGGCTTCGGCGGCGGTGTCGTCGCGGCCCCCACCCAGGGCACGCTTCGCACCTTCACCGAGTCCCTGCTGAAGACCACCTGGAACACCGCCTTCGGCAATGGTGCCGACCCCTCCATCGCCATGATGGGCGGCTCGCTGAAGCAGGAGTTCTCGGCGTTCACCGGCATCGCGGACATCCGCGCCGAGGTGAAGGGCCGCAACCAGGCGACGATCATCGCTGGGGCTGAGGTCTACGTGGGCGACTTCGGCGAGCTGATGCTGGTGCCGCACCCCTACGCGTTCACCCGCGACATGCTGGCGATCGACCCGGAGTACGCCTCGGTGGCCACCCTCGATGGCTTCAAGACGGAGGATCTGGCGAAGACTGGCGACAGCCAACGCAAGATCATGACGCACGAAGCCGCCCTCGAGGTCGCCAACGAGCGCGCGCACTTCAACGTCGCCGACATCCAGTAGGCCGAACCGCTCAAGCTAAACGCCCCGGGGCATTTCCCGGGGCGTTTTTCGGGGCATTTCCGACCTGAAACGCAGCGCGGCCGGCCCCTCGGGACCGGTCGTTTTCTATGGAGGGCCACATGGCCTCGAACGACAAAGCGATCGACATCGACCAGGACGTCTTCGACGACGACGAAGAGAAGTACGACGGCTCGGACAACGGCCTGGTGGCCGGGCCCAAGCTCAGCGGCGTGCTGGTGGACTACCGCGTGACCTTCAAGGGCCACGGCAAGATCTTCACCGGCGCGAGCAACGCCGGCCGGCACGCCAAGCACCCTAAGGGGCGCATCGTGACGGGCGTCGATCGCACGATCGCGGAGGACCTGCAGGAGCGCGGCTTCGCCGAGATCGTCGACGGCTCGGAAGTCGAGGCTCCCGCGCCGGCGGCCGAAACGCCGGCCGCGCCCAAGACCGACGCGCCCAAGACCGACGCGCCCAAGACCGACGCGACCAAGACCGACGCGACCAAGGCCTGATGCGAGAGCTCCTCATCGCCCCCGAGTTCGAGGGCGACGTCGAGGTCTACTCCGAGCCGGATGGGGAGGGAGGCCTCCTCATCCACTCGGTGCAGGACATCGCGCCGATCATCGAGGCCAACAGGGCCACCTACAACGACACGGACGGCTATTCGCCGACCCGCGAGCTGAGGTCGGTCGCGTTCATTCCGACGATCTTCCGCGACAAGTGGCTGAACGAGGAGGGCTGGGACGCCTGGCGCCCTGACCTCTACCCCGACAAGCTCCTGCAGAAGCTCATGGACCCGGACTATCGCTTCCTGCGCACCGCGCCTGGGAACATGGCCCTGGTGAACGGCAAGATCCGTTGAGCCTCGCGAACCTGGCCGGCCTTGAGCAGGCGATCAGCGACTGGTCGACCAAGACCAGCCTCTCGGCCCAGATCCCCGACTTCATCGCCTGGGGCCACCAGGAGATCTGCCGAAAGCTTCGCGCGCCTGTGCTCTACGCACGCTCTCCGGTGATCATCAACGCCGAGACCGTCGCGGCGCCGACCGGTTTCCTGGCCGCCAAGCGGTTCTACATCGACGGCAGTCCGCGACACCGGCTGCAGCTGAAGGACTCGGGTGAGCTGGTCGACATGACCATGGAGCTGACGCCCACCGATCGGCCCACCGCCTTCTCTGTGGAAGGCACATCGACCCTGGCCTTCGCGCCGCTCTTCTCGGGCACGTGGACGGGGCAGATGCTGTACTACCAAGCCCCGACGCCACTGGTGAACGCCGGCGACACCAACGTGGTGCTGGCCAAGTATCCTTTCCTCTACCTCTACGGCGCGCTCGAGGCGCTCTTCCGCTTCCTGGAAGACGACAACAACACCGACCGCTACGGCGGCCAGTTCGGAGCTCTGCTGTCCTCGATCAATGACGAAGAGGCCAAGGACGCTCTGCGCGGGCCTCTCGTCGGCTCCGCCGGCGGCGCCGTCGTCTAGTGGGCGCTGTCCCGGCTGCGGGCCTGCCGCCTGAGCTCGCGCTGTTCCTCACCCAGCTGGACGCGCGCCTGAGCGCCTTCGAGGCCCCACAGGGCTTCATTCCCACCTTCCTGACCACCTCGGCCGCGCTGAACGCGACGTCGGCCAAGGCTTCGGGAAGCACCTTCGCCTTCGCCACGGACCTGAAGACAGCCGTCTGGTCGGACGGCGTCCATTGGTACCGCGCCGACACAGGAGCGACGATCGTCTGATGCCTTCCTCCTGGTCCTCTTCTCTGCGCTTCGAGCTCCAGTTCGACGGCGAGAACGTCAACACCTGGGGCGACAAGCTGAACGTGGTCATGAACCACGTCGACTTCGCGATCGCCGGCTTCGAGACGATCGCGCTCACCGGCAACTATGCGCTGACCACGGCCAATGCGGCCGACGACCAGGCGCGCGCGGCGATGGTGAAGTTCACCGGCGCCGGGCCGTTCACCGTGACCATCCCGAGCGCCTCCAAGTCCTATGACGTCCTGAACAGCTGCGCCGCGGCGCTGACGCTGACCACGGGCGCCGGCGCGACCGTGGCGCTGGATCCCGGCGAGTTCGCGCGGATCTCGTGCGACGCGGCCAATGTGAACCGGGTCCAGGGCTCCAACTTCGGCGGCCGCACGCTCACCAATCTCGGCGCGCCCATCAATCCGAACGACGCGGCCACCAAGGCCTATGCCGACGCGCTGGCCTTCACCGCCAACGCCGGAATCCTGCCCGGCCAGGGCGCGGGCACCATCGGGTGGTTCCTGAAGTCCAACGGAGCCAACGCCCTCTGGGGCCAGGTCGCCAGCACCGACCTCACCGATCTCGCGGCCCTCAAGGGCTTCATGATCGCTATGGCGGTCTCCTTCTAGCGCCGTCGCGCGCTCGAGCTCCCGCCAACCCTCTGACAACGCCGCCATGACGCCGCCCTGCAGGGGCGCGCGACCGCATGCCGGTCTCCTCCCAGGAGCGCTCTATGTCCACGTCCCCAAACGCCATTGTCTCCGCGCAGGGCCTGCGCTCCAAGTCGTCGGTCGCGACCGCCGCCAAGGTCACGCTCAATGACGCAACCAACTCGGTCCTGGCCTTCGCCGCCGGGACCAACGGTTCAGTCGTTTACAGCGTCAAGGCCAAGGCCAGGGCGACCGTCACCGCCACTCAGATCCAGCTTTACCGGTCGCCCGACAACGGCGTGACGCTCAACTTCATCAACGACGCGCTGATGGCCGCCGCCACCGTCAACCAGATCACCGCCGTCGCGCCGACGGATCTCGGCTACACCGAGACCCAAGGCCTGCGCCTCGCGCCCGGCGATAGCCTCTACTGGGGGATCGGCGTTGCGCTCGCCGGCGGCGTCATCCTCGATGTCACTGGCGAAGACCTCTAGATGACGAAGTCGATCGCCGCGCAGGGCATCCAGCGCCGGCCGAACATCGCGCAGCATCAGATCGCCGGCCGTTTCGGCCAGGCGAACCTGCAGCAGCCGTTCAGCTTTCCGGCCGCGGCCGCCGCTTACACCTTCAGCCCGCCCACGTCCGGGTACTGGAAGTTCGTGACGTGGGGCGCCGGGGGGACCGGCTCGAATGGCACCGTCGCCGGATCGTCCGGGGCCTACGCAGAGATCACCAAATTCCTGACGCCGGCATCGAAGGTCTCGATCGTCGTTCCTCTTTCTGGGGACACCGTCCTTACCTTCCCGGATGGCACGGTCGTCACGGCTGGCAAGGCCGCCAACGGGGGCGGTTCCCCCGGCGTGGCAAGCGGCGGGGACGTGAATCTAGCAGGGTCGACCGGAGGCCTTACCGGTTCACACGTCGGAAACCCTGGGCTTGGAACGGGAGGGGGCCTTGGAGGTCCTGTTGCGCTCGGTTCGGGCGGCGCAGGCGCGCCTGCGAACCTTCCCTACCGCGGAGGCGACGGCGGAGGCTCCTCTGTACCCGGAACGGGGGGCGGCGGCGCGGAAAGCGCCGGCGGCGTCTTTGGTGCCGGCCTTGTGCTGGCTGTGTTCATGAGGCCCTGATGGACTATCAAGAGATCAACGTCTCCGACGGCTCGCACGTGGGCGATCCGGCCCCGCTGCCGGCCGAGCTCGTCGGCCTGGCCGATGAGAGCCTGGCCGACCTGGACCAGGCGCTGGACCCCACGCCGGAGCAGTTCGTCGGCAAGGGCTATCTGCCGATTGAGCCCGCGCCGCCGCCCCCGCCGTCGGTGATCCTCAGCAGCTATGAGTTCTTGCTGCTGTTCACATCGGCCGAGCGGATCGCGATCCTGACGGCCGGGCAGGCCAGCATGGCGATCGCCGACTGGCTCAACATGCTCAACCACGTGCCGGCCGTGCATCTCGATGACGCGAACACCATCGCCGGCGTCGAGGCCCTGCAGACCGCCGGGCTGATCGCCGGCGGCCGCGCGGCGCAGATCCTCGCCAACCAGGCGCCCTAGCGTCCGATTTCCTTGGATATTCAGTTCGACATCCCTCCGGGCCTCAACTCGGACGACACCACCTATTCGGCGTCGCCCGCCTGGTCGGACATCTGCAACATGCGCTTCCGGGAGAAGCGGCCGCAGACGATCGGCGGGTGGGAGAGCCTGACGACGGCCCTGCTGACCGGCGTCTGCCGGGCGGTGCTGGCCTGGACCGAGAACACCGGCGTCCAGGACGTCGCTTTCGGGACCCACACCAACCTGCAGCTCTTCCAGGGCGGCGTGCTGGCCGACATCACGCCCTTTGGCCCGCAGGCGCTGCTTGGCTCCAATCCGCTGAGCGTCACCAACGCCTCGGCCGTGGTGACGGTGAGCCATGCGGCCCACGGCTACGCGAACGGGATCTCGGTGATCGTCGCCAACGCCGCGGCGATCGGCGGCATCACGCCAAACGGCGGTCCCTTCGTCATCACGGTGATCGACGCCAACACCTGGTCGTATGTGTTCACCGCGCCCGCGACCTCGACGGTCGCGGGCGGCGGCGGATCCACGATCGTGGTGGTGCCGCAGACGGTGCTGCCGGCGGGCGCGCAGGACGGCACGGGCTCGATCGGCTTCGGGACCGGCGGCTTCGGCGTCGGCGGCTGGGGTTCGCCCTCGACGGGCGACTATTTCGCGCGCACCTGGTCGCTGGCGGCATGGGGACAGAAGCTGCTCGCGTCGCCCCGCAATGGCGGCATCTATGAGTGGTCAAACGTGCTCGCGACCCGCGCCGTCGCGCTGACCGCTGCGCCGACCCAAGTCGCTCAGATCCTGGTCACGCCGCAGCGCTTCGTCATGGCGCTGGGCTGTACCCAGGAGAACGGGACCTACAACCCGCTCTGCATCCGCCATTGTGCGCTCGGCGATGAGACGACCTGGGCGACGGCGGCGACGTCGAGCTCGACGGCGCGGGAGTACATCCTTCCGGGCGGTGGCCGGATCGTCGGCGGCAAGGTGATCGGCCGCTATGTCCTGGTGTGGACCAGCACAGCGCTTTTCCTCGGGACCTACATCGGCCAGGTCGGCCAGGTCTGGAGCTTCGACAAGATCGGCGACCGCTGCGGCCTGATCGGGCCCAACGCGGCGGCTGTGGCGGATTCCACAGCCTTCTGGATGAGCGCCGACCGCCAGTTCCACAGCTACTCGCTGGGCGGCGCGGTGATGCCGATCGACTGCCCGATCCGCAACGACTTCAAGAACAACCTCTCGCCCGCCCAGGCGGACAAGGTCATGGCGTCGACCAACGCCGAATACACCGAGGTGCGCTGGGACTATCCCGACAAGCGCGATGGCCTGGACAACTCCCGCTACATCGCATTCGCCTACGCCGGCGAGGATCTCGGCTCCTGGTACCGTGGCCGCCCGCTCATGGGCGTGCTGCCGGCGCGCACGGCGATGTTCGATGCCGAGCCGGCGCTCTTCCCGATCGGGACGACGATCGACGGCCACGTCTACTTCCACGAGGCCGGAAACTCGGCCGACGGCGCGCCGCTGGCGTGGCTGGCGACGACGTCGCTGCTCTCGCTCGATCCCAACAAGGCGATCCTGATCCGCGAGCTCTGGCCTGACCTCGGCGGCGCCGACCAGGTCGGCCCGGTCAACGTCACGGTCCCGACCCAGCTCTATCCGCAAGGGCCGATCACCACCTATGGGCCGTTCGCGGTCGCGCCCGGCCAGAGCCTCTTCGACTTCAAGGCCGAGGGCCGCTTCGCCCAGTTCACGTTCCAGGGCTTCTCGGCTCCGAGCTTCGCCCGGATCGGCCGGATCTCGGTCGAAGGTAAGCAGCGCGGCCGCCGCGGTTGATGGTCCCGCACCTGGTCGACGAATGGCTGCTCTGCAGGCGCTGGCTCGTGCCCGCCATCGCGGTTGGCGATCTCAGCGAGGACATCGTTTTCGGGCGCGTCAGCTCCGGCCTGGCGCAGCTCTGGCGCGGCGAACGGTCAGCCATGGTCACCCAGCTGGAGAACGGCGACGTCCGCCGGCTCCACGTGCTGCTCGGAGGCGGTGACCTTCGCGAACTCATCGCCATGCACTTCGGCGTCGCGGCCTGGGGCCGCGTCATGGGCGCCGACTTCGCGACGATCAATGGCCGCAGAGGCTGGAGCCGCGCGCTGCTGCGCCACGGGTTCGAGCTGCGCGACGGCGAACTCTGGAAGGCGCTCCGATGAGCAAGAGCTCAAAGACCAACACCACGCAGAACACCGCGACGAACCTTACCCAGACGCCGACCAATCCGGACTGGGTGACCAGCGGGGTCCAAGGCCTGGGCACGACGCTGACCAACCTTGGGAATGCCGACCCGTCGAGCTTCGTCGCCGGCGCAGATCCGCTGCAGACGACGGCCGCGGCCGGGGCTGCTGGCCTGACCACGCCGGCCGCCTTCGCGACCGGCGCCAGCGACCTCTCGAGCGTGGGGCCCAACGCGGTAGGCCCAAACAGCCTGCTGCCGAACCTGCAGAGCTACATGAACCCCTACACCGACGACGTGGTGAACACCTCGCTCGCGGACTACGACAAGAACGCCGGCTACACCCGCGCCCAAAACCAGCTGTCGCTGGCGAACGACGATACCTTCGGGGGCTCGGGCGGCGCGATCCAGACCGCGATCTCCAACGACAACATCGACCGCGGGCGGGCAAGCCTCGACGCCGGCCTTCGCGACCAGGCCTTCACGGCCGGCGCTGGCCTCGCCAATGACGACGCCAACCGCGCCCAGGCCGGCCAGCAGGAGTCGGCGGCCGACACGCTCGCCGCCGGGCAGGGGCTCACCGCCAATGCCGCGGGCCAGAACGTCGCCGAGAACACCAACATCGACACTCAGTCGTCGATTGGCCAGATCCTGCAGGCCCTGGCCCAGGCGCATGCGAGCGCGCCGCTGGCCACCGCCGGCGCGCTGGACAGCATGTGGGCCGGCCTGCCGACCGGCCTCTTCCACGGGACGACGGCGAACGGCACCTCGAACTCGACCGGCACGTCGAGCACCACCACGACCGACCCGATGGGTTCGCTGGGGTCGCTGATTTCCGCCGGCGGGTCGCTGGCCTCGGGCCTTGGGGCCATGGGCCTTGCGTTCAGCGACGAGCGCCTGAAGCGCGACGTCGTGAAGATCGGCGAGCGTGATGGCCTTGGCGTCTACCTCTATCGCTACCTCTGGAGCCCGGTGCTGCACGCAGGCCTGATCGCGCAGGAGGTGCTGAAGGCCAAGCCCTGGGCCGTGGTCACCCACCCCAGCGGCTACCTGATGGTCGACTACGGGAAGCTCTGAACATGCCTGGAATGATCGGCGCGAGCGCGCCAACCGCGCGATTCGACCCGTCGCAAATGAGCGGCGCGGACAAGATGATGATGTTCGGTGCGATGTTGCACGACACAGGCAACAGCCTGCGCGGCGGCGATGGCGACGCAGTGCTTGCGACCCGCAACCTGCTGGCCCAGCGCCAGATGTACCAGAACTCGCTGGGCATGATCCGTGGGCTGATGGGCGCCCAGCCGACCTACAACCCGGGCCCCGATCCCAGCGTCTCCGCGCCCAGCGTGGCCGACGCCGCGAACCCGAGCTCAGCGCCGGCGCCCACGTCCCTCGACGATCTCACTGGCGCGCTGAGGCAATCGGCGGCCAGCGTCGCGCCGCCGCCGGCGGCCGCGGCCGCCGCGCCCTACACCTACCAGCCGCCGACGCTTGCGCCCGGGACGGGCCCGCTGACCTCGATCAACGATCCGCGCGCGGCCCAGCTGGCCCTGGCCGGCCCGATGTTGGGCATCGACCCCAAGCCGCTTATCGACGTCCTCAAGGCGACGCAGCCGCAGTTCGACACTGCGCGGCCGGGCACCCAGGTGATCAACAAGCTGACTGGCGCGCTGGGCGCCAAGGTCTCGAACCCGGAATACGTCAACGGCCGCCTGGTTGATCCGACTGCGCCGGACGCTCCGGGCTATGTCCCCAACCACCAGGTGGTGAACGGCTTCAACATCGACCCCAACGGGCCTGGCGCGCCCTCGTTCGTGCCGCAGCTCCCCGCCGGCACGATTCCGGACGGGAAGGGCGGCGTGATCCCGATGGGCGGCGCGGTGGCGGCCGTGCAGGCGGCGGCGCAGGCCGAGGCGATGGGCCGTTCGATGGGCACCTACCAAACGGTGCCGAACCTGGACGGCTCCTCCAGCCTGATGCTGGGCAAGGACGTGCCCCAGGTCGGCGCGCCGGCGGCGGCTGCCCCCACAGGGCCCACGCCGGCGTCTCCGGCCGCTGGGGCGGTTCCCACGGCCCGTCCTGGCACCTCGCAGTCTCCGGCCGATGCTGAGTACAAGAAGGGGCTCTCCGCCGCGGCGGCGGAGAATTACAACGCCCTGCAAAAGGCGGGCGCTGCGGCTCCAGGCACGATCGCGCGCATCCAGGCCATGGGCAATCTTCTCAAGGGCTACGAGGGCGGCAAGTACGCACCCCAGGCCTTGGACATGCTGAGCGCCGCGAATTCGCTCGGCGTCCACATCATGGGAAACACGCAGACCAACGCTCAGGCGGCCAAGGCCCTGCAGGCGCAGATGACCATGGAGCTCATGAAGAACCCCGACACCGGGGCGAACATGTTCCCGCGCGTCACCAACTTCGAGATGCAGCAATTCACCAACGCGGTGCCGGGGCTGGGCCAGAACGCGGCCGGCCGTGACCGGCTGGTCCAGGCCTATACAGCTCTCCAGCAGCGGGGGGCTGACGTGGCCCAGCAGGCCTATAAGTGGAACCAGCTCTACGGCCGGATCGACGCGCCTGACGCCAACGGCCAGAGTTTCCAGCAGCGCCTGAACGGCTGGATCGCGAAGCACCCGGTCTACGCCGGCATTCCCGGCTTCGACCCCAAGGCGAGCCCGAAATGACCGATGGCGTCAACATTCCGGCGCTGATCGCCGCCGAGGCCCAAGCGCAAGGAGTCGACCCTTCCGGCCCACTGGGCATCTGGCGGGCCGAGGGCTCGCCGGACATGTCGGCCGTCTCGCCGAAAGGCGCGAAGGGCGTCTTCCAGCTGATGGATGGCACAGCGAAGGACCTGGGTGTGGATCCCATGGACCTGCCGCAGAACATCAAGGGCGGCGTCAGCTACTACAAGCAGCAGCTGGACACCTTCAAGGACCCGGTCCTGGCGGCCGCGGCCTACAACGCGGGCCCGGGCGCGGTGATGGCGCATGGCAACACCGTGCCGCCCTACCCTGAGACCCAGGCCTATGTGCAGAAGGCGATGGCGCCCCCTCCGCCAGTCTCTGACGGCATCTTCGATGCTCAGGCCGGCGCGGCGCCCCAAGCTCCAGCGCAGCCGCAGCCCAGTGATGGTATCTTCGCCGACACTCCCACGCCGGATCCGGGCCAAGCGCCGCCGCCGGCGGCCGGCGCACCGCCGACCGTCAAGGTCGTCAACGGCCAGATCGTCTTCGGCGACACCGGCGCGCCCGTTGGCGCCAACCAGGTGGGCTCGCTGCGCACGCTGATGAAGGCGGGGATCATCGACGGGACAGGCGATGCAGGGTCGCTGACGTCGCCCTTCGTGCAGCGCAATGCGACCGACAAGTTCTCGCCGGGCCAGTACTACATCGATGCCACCAGCGGGCACTTGGTGCGCACGCCTGGTGCCGAAGAGGTGGATCCTGGCTTTGGCCATGGCCTTTGGGCCGGCGTCGGCGACATCCCCAACTCGATCCTGAAGCTCTACCCGGGGCACGCCGACTCCGACATCTCGGCCGCGCTCGATGCGCAGCGCCAAGTCTACGACGCCAATCACCAGGGCGACGTGGGTGCCATGGCCGGGCGCTTCACGGGCCAGGTTCTCGGGTCGCTTCCGCTGATGGGCGTGACCGAGTCGGGCCTCAATCTTGCCGCGTCGAAGGCTCCGAGCTTGATGCAGCCGGCGCTGGACTTCCTGGCCGGCCGTGCCGGCGTGGGCGCGTCCGGAGCCGGCGGCCTGGCGCTTCGCACCGGGTCTGCCGTGGCCCGCGACGCGATCGGCGGTGCCGAGGCCGCGACCCTAACTTCCGGGGCTTCGGATAAGCCGCTCTGGGAACAGATGGCCGAAGGCGCGGCTGGCGGCGCTGGCATGGGCCGGATACTCCATGGCGCCGGGCGTCTCGCGGGCTTTGCGCGCGACTTCGATTCCGGGTTGGATCCCGCCGGTGCGCTCGATCCTGACCAACTGGCGGCCGCACGCTACGCCGCGAGCAAGCTGCCCACGGGCATGACGGTCGACCAGCTGGGGGCGGCGGATCCTCGCCTGACAGCCGGCGAGGCGCTGGGCAAGCGCGGCGAGCAGGCGCTGGGCACGGTGGCCTTGCGGGATGACGCCGCTGGCGAAGCCCTCGGTAACACCATTGGCGAACGCCAGATGAGCCGCGGCGGCCAGCTGCTGGACGCGGTCTCGGATGCGGTCGGGGTTTCACCCCAGGACGCCCAAGGCTCTGTCGAGAAGATGGTCGAGCGCGGTCGTGCTGATGCTGACCCGGCCTACCAGGAGGCGTTCACCGACGAGCCGATCTGGAGCCCGGCGCTCGAAAAGCTGGCGACCAGGCCGTCGATGGTAGACGCGGCCAAAGATGCGCGCCGGCTCATGGGCGAAGAGAATGTCGACCCAAACGGTCTCGGCATGGCTTTCGTCGAGGATCCCGAGCAGTGGGCGTCCTATCCGCCGCCGGCGGCAGAGGCTGAGGCGGCGCCGGTTGGCTTTGCCCCGCCGCGCGGGCCTGCCCGGGCGCCGTCGCAAGGCCCGTCGCTGCTGAAGTTCATCGCCGACACTGGCGGCATCGCCGATGATGGCGGCGAGGTTTCCGCCATGGGCGGCGACCAATGGCACGTTGGCAAGCCGTTCCAGGCCAAGCTGACCGGGGTGAATGCTCCCGACGATGTTGCTCAGAAGGCGTGGGAGGCCGGGTATTTCCCCGGTGCCGAGGCCGCGCCGCCGACGAATGCGCTCTATGATGCGATGGGCGACGAGCTGCGCGGCCGCGCGCTCTACGCCCGCTCGGCCGACCCGGCGGCCCTTGACCGTTTCAATGCCGTCAACGCCGCCGAAGAGCGCGCCTATCGCGGCGGAGATTCCGCCGATGTCCCGCATCCCGACGACTACGTCGGGCGCCCGCAACCCACGACCGAGCCGGCGTTCCAGATGGCGCCGAAGACGCAGGCCTGGGACTACATGAAGCGCGCGCTCGACGATCAGCTGAAGCCGTACTTCACGGGCAAGCTCGAGTGGACCGACCAGGCGCGCCTGGTCAATCAGACCCGCGCCGACCTCGTCGATGAGGTCGCGCGGCTCAATCCAAAGTACCGGCAGGCGCTGGACACGTCAGGCGACTATCTGAGCGCACAACAGGCCTCAAGGGACGCGGCGAAAGTCTTCGATAACCGGGTGTCTGAGCGGGACTTCCAACAGCACCTGAGCGACCTGACCCCGGCCCAGCGGCGCTACATGAAGGTCGGCCTGGCGAAGCTCTCCAACGACATGGTGATGGGCGCCCAAGGCCAGCCGAACCGCCTGCTCAACCTCTTCAAGGTGCGCCGCGTGCAGTCCAAGCTGCAGATGCTGCTCGGCGCGCGAAAGGCTTCCGCCCTGTCGGCGGAAATGCAGACCCAGACCAGGATGAAGGCCTTCGAGGACTACTGGGGCCCGAAGGCGAACGCCAAAACCGGGGCCGTGGGCGCAGAGTCGGCCGTCCAGGATGGGGCGTCGCCGGCGGCCGAGCTGGCGGCCCAGACCATCCGCTATGCCTACCAGCCGCACCGCGCCTTCCTGGCCGGGGTTAGCCACCTGGTCGGCAAGGGCTGGCGCGCTGCGACGCCCACGCCCGGACTGACGGCCCAAGGGCGCACCGAAGCCGGCGCAATGCTGGGCGGCGCGCCCGCTGAACTCGCGCAGGTCCTGGCGAAGCTGAATCTGAAGAACGGCCAGCTGCCGTTCGCTCAGCGGCCGGTCGCGCGGGGCTTGATCGGCGCTGGGGCCACGGCGTCGCAGCGCGCGGCCCGCAACGCCGCGGCGATCAGCTTGGCGCAGGGAACTCCCTAGCGGCTATTCCCAGGCCAGGACGCGGCGAAAGAAGCGGCCAATCAGGGTGATAACCAAGCCGACCGGAATGGCGAGGATAAGGCCGCCTGGGTCGAAGCGGCCGACGTTGCACAGGGCCATTCCAATGACGATGGCGAAGATGATCGATGCCCAGTGGACGAACCTGCCCAGGTAAGCGAGCGGGCCCGGAAATTGGTTAAGTCGGGTGGGCCAGAAGAAGCTCATGGATCAGCGTCCAGCGTTGTCGAGCCTAATATAGGCGCTAAGAGCGTTGCCGCGAAGAGTGAGCGAGCTCCGCTAGCTAGCAGGCTTCGGTCGAGGTTCGTTTGCTGGGTGCCAGTGAGTCCAGCCGGCGCCGGTCCAAAGCAGCAGCCCAATCGGGGTGGCATAGATGGCGCCGACTGGGCGCCGCTCGGGAGGCGGGACACCCCAGACCTTGTCTAGGCCAACGGTCGCCGCGTTTTCGGATGGAACGGTTTTAGACCCAACCGGCGGAACGCACAGCGGCCCCTGGGTCGGGTCCCATTTGATGCCTAAGGAGCGCTCGAGGGCCTGAACCTCGCACCGGCCCATAGGCGCGGTTTGAGGTTCAGCGGCGGCGCTGCCGACGGTCGCAATGGCGACCACCATGGCGCTTCGCGCCGAGACCAGAAGGCGGCTCATAGCCAAGCCTCCCACAACAACCCCAACGAGAGAAGACCTGAAATGAGCGCCGTGACTGCGGAGCGGGCGGCCATGCGGTCGCCTGAAGATCCTTCGCGCCCGAATTGGGAGAAGATCGGGGTGATCCTGGCGGTGCTCGCCCAGCTGGGCGCCGCCGTGTGGTTCGCGTCCGCGCTGGACCGGCGCGTCACCGCGCTCGAGGCCGAGCTGCCGGCGGGCTCCATCCAGGTCCTGGAGGAGCGCAGCGCCCGCATCGAGAAGTCGCTCGAGCGCATCGAGGCGCGCCCGTGACCGCGCGCGGGATCCGCAACAACAACCCGGGCAACATCCGCAAGTCGCGCACGCTCTGGCAGGGCGAAGCGCCGGCGCAGCCGGATCCTGACTTCGTGACCTTCGTCTCGGCGGCCTACGGGATCCGGGCGATCGCCAAGATCCTGCTGAACTATCAGGCGGCCGGCTTCAACACGGTCCGCAAGATCGTCAGCCGCTGGGCGCCGCCGTCGGAGAACGACACCGAGGCCTACGTCGCCGACGTCGCGCACGACGTCGGCCTCGGCCCCGACCAGCTGGTCGAGCTGCACGTCCTGGCGCGCCTGGTCGCGGTCATGAAGGCGCTCGTCCGCCACGAGGAGGGCGTCCAGCCCTATCCGGACACCGAGTACGTGGCTGGCGCTGAGCTCGCCGGCGTCCACGCGTGACCTTTCCGCCTATCGCCCAGTGGCTCGCGAGCGCGGCCGCTGCGGTCCTTCACATCACCCAAGCGCTCCGAAGGAATTCCCAAATGACCGATACCCCCCAAGCGGCGGCTCCGCCTGCCGCCGTGGCCGACGCGCCGATGAAGACCGCCGGCGGCGACCAGGCGGCTGCGGCCGCAGCCGCGCCGATCGACTCCCAGGCCGTGGTCAACAGCGTCATTCAGACGGTGCAGGCCCACCCGGACGTGCCGGCCTCGGCGGCGCCCAGCGTCATCACCAGCATCCTGGCCGGCCTGATGCAGGCCGAGCCGGCGATCTTCGCGGTGAGCCGCGCGAGCTCGAAGACGCAGACCGAGGTCGGCCTGGGCCTTGGCCTGGCGCAGATGATCCTCGGGGCATTCATCCACTAATCCGGATGGGTAAGTTCGAGGGGCGCTTGCGCCTGGAGCTCGCCGAAGACGCCAGCGGCCGCCCCCTGACCCGGGGCGGCCGTTCTCTTTGGGCGGTAGACGCGCCGCTCGTCTACGACGACGGGGCGTACAAGATCAGCGTGCCGATCGGCTTCATCACCGACCTCGCCTCGATCCCGCGCGGCGCCTGGAATCTGCTGCCGCCGGACGGCCCTTGGGCCAAGGCGGCCGTGGTCCACGACTTCCTCTACGCCACCAAGGGGACGGGCATCACGTCGGACGGGTCCTGCGGGATCACCAAGCCCGGCGGTTACACGCGCGCGCAGGCCGACAAGGTGCTCGACGACGCGATGGCGGCCACCGGCATCGGCGAGGTCGACCGCGTGGAGATCTTCGAGGGCGTTCGCGCCGGCGGCGAAATAGGCTGGGGCAGCTGATCCGACTCGCGGAGGCGCCATGGTCGCGCCGTTGCGCAACCGGAGACGCCACCATGAACTCGCTCAAAGCCACAGACGACTACTCGGCCGCCCGGGCGACCGCGCCGCGGGTGTCCCTCGCGGACATCGAGGGCGCGATCGGCCACAAGGTCTTCGTCAACGCCGGCGCGGCGATCGCCGCGGCCGGCCACACGGCGCCCGAGCCGCTGACGCTGCTCACGCTCTGCTTCCTGACCATGAAGAACGGCTTCACCATCGTCGGGAAGTCGGCCCCGGCCAGCCCGGAGAACTTCGACCAGGAGAAGGGCGAGGTCTTCGCCTACGAAGACGCCGTGCGCCAGGCGTGGCCCCTGATGGGCTTCTCGCTGCGCGACCAGCTGGCCGCGGCGGCCGAGCCTGAGCGGGAAGCCGCCACGGGCTGACCGCCTCTCCTCCCTTAGGACCCCACCGACTGCGCCCCGGGCTCGCGCCTGGGGCGCTTTTTTTGTGCTCGCTTCGCTAGGCGCCCGGGCCACGGTCGGCTAGATACCGCGGTCCCTGCGGAGGCCGATTGTAAACCGGCTGTAAACTGGGAATTGAGGCCGGCGGGAAACTGCAAGGGTTTCAACAAGGTGACGTGGCCGAGTGGCTGAAGGCAACGGTTTGCTAAAATGCCGACCGCCAATGCCTTCAAGGGCCTCGCTGTAAACCAGCCGAAATCAGCATTCAGGAACATCAACGG